AAGGGTTCTCCTTATTTCATTCTACAAGAGTTTAAAGCAGGTACAGAAATTGCTTGCACGGGCATATTTGGTCCTGCCGGTTGGATGGATTTTTGGTTTGAAGGTTGGGAATTCAAAAAGCAAATGAATGGCGACCTAGGTGTGAATACAGGTGAAATGGGTACAGTAATCCGTACAACCAAAGAATCCAAAATTGCTGACATTCTAATGAAACCAATGGAAAAAGAATTGAAGAAGATTGGTTATGTTGGTATGCTCGATATGAATTGTATCATTGATGAAAAAGATGGTACACCATGGCCAATGGAATGGACTGCAAGACCAGGTTATCCAATGTGGAACATTATGCAACCTTTAATGAAAGGTGACCCAGCAGAATGGATGCTTGATTGCGTCAAAGGCAAAAACACTTTAGAAGTTGAATACGGCACTTGTGTTGGCGTTGTAATGGCCAATGCCGATTTCCCATTCAACAAGCGTGAAGAAGAAGAATATTTGGATTTCCCTGTATTGACAGATGATATTCCACCGGAGAATTTACATCCATGCGAAATGAAATTGTCAAACACCGTTAAGATGATTGATGGCGAATTTTGTGAGAATATTCCAGAACTTGGGTCGGCTGGGTCCTACATTATAGTGTTAACCGGAACCGGCAAAACAATTAGTGAGGCCAAAAACATGGCCTATAAACACGTCAAAATGGTTAAATTAGGAAATGATCCGCAGTATAGGACAGATATAGGCGACCGTTGTGAAAAGGGTTTACAGAAGTTGAAGAAGCACGGGTATTGTACCGATTGGAAGTATTGACATTTAACCTTGATTGTAGTATACTTACATTATGAATATATTTTACTTAGACCATGACCCTATCAAATGTGCCGAAATGCACGTTGATAAACACTGCGTGAAGATGATCCTCGAATATGCACAATTACTTTCTACTGCCCACCGTGTTCTTGACGGTGTTCTTACTACTGGTTTATCTAAGTCTGGTCGCCAACAAAAGCGTTATGTTCTCTCTGATGAGCGTGAGCAAGTGCTTTATTCCGCTACTCATGTTAATCATCCTTCAGCTATCTGGTGTCGCCAGTCTGATTCAAACTATATTTGGCTAAGTAAACTACTACAAGCCTGTTGCAAAGAATATACCTATCGTTACGGCAAGATTCATAAAGTAGAATCTAGTGGCCTTCTGAAAGAATTATTCTTCAATACACCAAAAAACATTCCCAATAAATCATTTACTGGTCCTACACCTGCTATGCCTGATGAATGTAAAGTACCTGGTGACCCATTAAAATCATATCATAATTATTATGTGATGAATAAACAACATTTGTGGTCATGGAAAGGTAAGATAAATAGTAGGAATAGACCACAATGGTTTAATGAAATGATGATGCAAAAATTACACGATACTAACCAAGAACTAGGATTGACTTATTAATGCCAACATATACTTTTATGAATAAGAATACGAATGAGGTCGAAGAACATCGTATGTCTTATACCGTTCTCGACCAATTCAAGTTAGACAATCCCCATTTAGAAATTCATATCTACGCAGAAAACTATCCTGTTTATTCTGATGGTATGCGCCTATCTGTTCCAGGCATTGGTAAAGCCGATTCAGCATTTGAGAAGTATGTAATCGGTCGTATGAAAGAAAGTGTAGGACAGAATACAATTAAAGATGGTCATAAGACCAAAGCACCGAGGGAATGGTAACAACTAGGAGATTATATTGTCGAACAAGCGTATGCAATCAAAACAACAAAGATTATATTACGAACAAAACAACAAAGAAAGAGTTAGACAAGAATTAATTGAATATGTTAAGCAGGTGAAAGAATATGAAAAATACAGACAATTGGAATTTAAATATAAAGATTAGGACTTATAATGTTATTTGAGATACACGCCGAGAAAAGTGCGGATGATAAAAAAATCTTTTATTATGATAATGAAACCAATCATTTGAAAAGTGAAGATGGTATTGTATATGAATATCCACAAGGTTCATTTCAGTCAGTTGAAATGCAAGAATACATCCCATTCGACAAAGACCGACCACTCAAAAAATCCAGAGAAGTTTCTTTACTTAAAATTCAATTAGGTTTGAGTTGTAATTACTCATGCGATTACTGCTCACAGAAGTTTGTTGAAAGAGCACCAGAAACATCAAAGAAAGATATTGATGCTTTCTTAGAAATGTTTGATACATTAGAGTTCAATGAACAAAAAGGTTTAAGAATTGAAATGTGGGGTGGCGAACCCCTTGTTTATTGGAAAACTTTAAAGCCATTAACTGAAGCCATCGTTGATAAATTCCAACATTGGAATACTCTACCACAATTCTCTATCATCACCAACGGTTCTATTCTCACGGAAGAAATTTGTGATTGGTTGATGAAGTATAATTTCTCTGTATCAATCTCACATGATGGACCTGGACAATCAGTTCGTGGTCCTGATCCTTTTGATGATCCAGAAAAGAAAAAGATTATTCTCGGTTTCTATCGTATGATGAGCCGATTGAAGAAATCAATCTCATTCAATCCAATGATGAATAGCAAAAACAAATCACGCAAAGAGATTTACGATTGGTTTGTAAACATGACTGGTGATCCTACTGTTAAGTTAGGTGAAGGCGGCATTGTAGATGCTTATGATGAAGAAGGTATCACTAATTCATTGGTCACATTAAAAGAACATTTTGATTATCGTCAGGTAGCATTTAGAGACATCTATACAACAAATGGCGAAATCGGTTTTGTTGGTCAGATAATGAAGATTAACAATTTCATTCAGTCTGTATTATCACACTCAAATTCAAAATATCTTGGTCAAAAATGTGGCATGGATGATGAGCACGTTTTAGCAGTTGACCTCCGTGGTAATGTAATGACCTGTCAGAATGTTAGTTCATTAGAAATCTCTAAGAATGGCGAACCACATCTTGGCGGTAGTCTAAAAGACTTTGATAATGTTGCAATCACTACATCAACCCATTGGTCTAATCGTAAAGAGTGTGGTTCTTGTCCTGTTCTTCACCTATGTAAAGGTGCCTGTATGTTCTTGGATAAGAAGTTTTGGGATATCTCATGTGCCAATTCTTATTCCGATAACATTGCTCTGTTTTGTGTGGCCTTTCAGAGAATGACTGGTTACATTCCAACACTTATTAAAAATGATGCCTTGCCATTGGAAAGACAAGATATCTTTGGTACAATCTTCAAACACGAAGAAAAACCAATGAAAAAAATCATTCCAATCAAGGTAATTAGTGAAAAAATTGGTGAAATTGAAGGTGTGGAAGTATATGGTAAATCTCGGTTGGCCGACAATATAAATACTGAAATAATCAATTAAAGAGTAAAATATGACCATTACCGGCGGACCAAGAATTGGAGTTTCTGATGTCAATAATGAATTAGGCATAGGATCATCACATTCTTCTAGTTTGAGTTTTTTGAATGGTTACATTGTACCGTCACAAAGACCATCTTCACCATATACATTAACTCAGTTTTATGGTTTGACCTATTTTCAAAATTTAGGTAACGGAAACTGTAATAATGGTAACTGTAACTGTTCAGGTAATTGCGGCAACATTCAATGTAACCAATGTTATTCAAGCCAATGTGTAAACTGTGCTAACTGTGATTCACAGGCATGGTTGCAATCAGGTAATTGTTCAGGTTCTGCCTGTACATATAATTGTAATGCCAATCAAACAAGTTACAATTGCAACTGTGCGTGTAACTGTTCTAAGATTGTTTGTGCTAAATTGTTTGACCTTGGTATGATGAGCCATAATATTTGGGCTGCTGACCAAGCATATGGTCATATGTTACGCAAAACTGATAAATCAGTATATCGTGGTTATATTCGTTGGGCTCGTATCGTAACAGCATGGATGGAAGGCAAAGGTCCTGATTTCATGGTGTGGATTAAAGATAAAGAAGAACGTCAGAAGGCACAACAGAAAGCCATGATTAGTATGGCCAATAAGATTGGTCAACCATGGTCACAACACATGGCGTATCTGATGGGTGCCGTTGACCGTGATAATGCAAT